TCAAAATCTATGGCAGACCAGGGTCTTGGCTTAGAGCGTGTAGCAAGAATAGAAGAGAATAGAGCATTAGCTACAGAAAGATTAGCAGAGTCACAAAATCAGCGTTCGCTTGCAAGTTATCATGAGATTAAGGCTGCTAAAGAACTTCAGGATATGGATCTAACGCAGTTACAAAAACTTATCCATATTGTAGATAGGATAAAAAAAATGTCTGCTCCTGAAGAAATTGTTGCAAAATCAAGTATAAATCAGTAAGGTAAATTTTTCCTTATAGGAGTGTAGTATGAAAAAGAAAAAAGCATCTCATCATGGGACATCAGAGAATGAAGGCAAGGCATGGGGCCACGGCGAATTTGCCAATATGCCTTCAAAGCCAGTTATGCAATCTTATCCAAAAGGTGGCTATTCTACAGATGGTCATCTTGATGATACTATCGAGCGTCTGGATTCAGATTCTGAAAATGCAGAAGGCATCGTAAAACGCCAAAAGCATAGAAGCATGTATTAATGGATTCAGCCGATATAGATGACTTGAGAGATGCTTCTCAAGATATCGAAGAAGGCAATTTTGTGACGCTCTCTAGAACATTTCGCGGCGGTGGAATGATCGAAGAGCGTCTCATTACATTTAAAGACGTATATGTAAGTAGGTATTATAAGCATGCCAGCTATGCCACGCCCATCGGAAAAAGCGAAAAAGATACATCGCAATACTATTCCAATTCAAATTAGAGAAGAAAAACAGTCTGACAAGCAGCGTCAGAAACAAGATCATCAGATTACATTCGATATTCAACAAAACATAAGTCGTTAATGTCAGAAGAAAGAAAAACAGTAGGAGCTCTTTCTCAAGAGCTTTTAAAGAACCCACAAGAACAGTCGGTCATAGAAACTCAGCGTAAGATGCAAGAAGATTATCTTGATGAACTTATGCAATGTGCTAAACGTCATGAAGATATATTTGGAACTGAAAAGCCCTATTATCTATGCGTACAAACAAAAAGAGAACGTCTCTTATCGAATGTAATACGTAGTCTATTTTATGCCAGACAGACAAGACCTATTCCTGACTATGATTTAGCACTTTATTATTATGAGCCTAAAGATGAAAAGATAACATTTATCTGGGCCATACCAGATAAGGAGTCCGTAGAATATATAATAGAAAATGCCTTATATCTTCCCTCTGACCATGCTGATCTCATTAAATTTTGTCATCAATTCAAGGAAAATACTCTCATATGATAGAAGAAACAGTACCAGCTTTAGATGCAGTTCAACAATTAGAAGAACCAACACAGAATACGCAAGAGAATATTTCAGAAGAAAAGGTAGTAGAACAAATTCCTGTAGAGGATAAGCAGGAGAAAAACTGGAAAGAAGCACGTCATGCTCTTAAAGAACTTAGACGTCAAAATGAAGAGCTGCGCGCTCATCTAAATCAACTTTCTAGCAAAAATCAGCCTCAAGAAGAAGAGGAAGTGGCTCCTGATGACTGGATCACTCAAAAGAAACTTCAGAGAGAGCTAGCCCATCTACGTGCTGAATTAAAAGCTAAAGAATCAGAGACTGTAGTTGATAGGTTAAAAGCACGATTTAACGACTTTGATGATGTAGTGAGTCCAGAAAACGTAGAATATCTTAAAGAGAACGATCCTGAACTTGCACTTTCCTTACAAGCATTGAAAGATGATCCTTATCAACAAGGTCTTGCAGCATATAAGTTGCTAAAGAAAACAGATTATTACCTCAATAGGGATGCCATGAAAGAACAAAAAAAGATCCAACAGAATCAAACAAAGCCACCATCTGTAAATCAAGTTCGTAAGGGTGGACCATTAGCTGAAGCAAATAGATTTGATCGTGGTTTAACTCCCGAGCTTAGGAAGCAGTTATGGCAAGAGATGCAAGATGCTAGGAAAGGTGCCTAAGATGGTAAAGAAAAAGCATCAAAATCCAGAAGGTGGGCTCAATAAAGCAGGAAGAGAGTATTATAAGAAAACTGAGGGGGCTAACTTAAAGCCTCCTGTTTCTAAAGAGCAAGCCGAAAAAAGTCCAAAAGCGGCCTCTCGTAGGAAAAGCTTCTGCGCAAGGATGAGTGGTGTAAAAGGCCCTATGAAGGATGAGAATGGAAAGCCTACTAGAAAAGCATTAGCATTAAGAAAATGGGATTGTGCCTAAGAATATGCAAACAGCTAAAGAGATCACAGTTATTTTACGAGGCGAAGATAAAACATATAGAGAGAAGTTTCTCATATATGATGATGTACTTCTATCTAGTGAAGATCCTATTATTAAGGAGTGTATAGAGAGAGCAAAATCTAGTTGTAAAGGTTTACATGAAGAGATCAGCATCAAAATTCATATGCAGTTCTGATGTGTATGAAAAGGCTTTATCTACCAAGAAAAACGCTGATAGAGCATTTGATAGACTCATGTATGACTTAGAAAGTGGGATTGCCGTAGATCGAGAAAGAATAGTGTTATGCATGGAAATGTGTAACAAGATTGATCAGCATATCAGTGATCTAAGATACAGAGAAATTAGACCACAGATGTTTTTGTGAAGGTAGGGTTAATTATTTTCCCTTTTTTCATTGGTGAATATGCTTTTGGACTTTTCATCTATGATGCTTGCGCGTCGTTCCATATTAGGTTGATTTATTTCACAATTCTTTCGGTGTTTTCTTACCCTTCGTCGGGGAAAGCAGCAGCTCACATTGCATGTCTGACAGCAATTGCATGAATCTGAGATAGGTATCTCATTTTGTAGATTTGGCAGCTCATCTTTTCTTATAGGATGCATATAACCTCCACTTGCGTTATGGTTATGACTTTCATATAACGCAATGGAGGCTTTTTTAAAAGAACATGATTTTTTAGTAGATACGGTTCTGATAGACGTTATCCCAATACCGGTGGATGTTATTGTAATACTGTCTAGCCCAGTCTTCTGGTGTGTACACTCTGTAGTTATTGATTATATCATCACTTTCATCAGGAAACATATGATCATGAGGTTGTTGAATATATTTCTGGAGTGGTTCTATGCAGTTCTTATAAAATCCTTTTCCTTTGCAACAAGCTTTACATCCAGCGTAGAGTCTTTTTACACCTATGACAGTCAAACCTCGGACTACATTGTTTCCTCTTAAAAACATCATTGCAGCATCTCTAGCATCTTCGCAGTATCCAGCACATTTCGAATAACTTTGATATTTATGCTTAGGGAGCATTTCTACTTTTTTTTTCCCTCTTCGGCACATCCATCACAGCATGGTTTTTCCGGTTTGATCTTTACTCTTATTTTCCCGTCTTCATATGACATATCATTCTTGGACTCTATGAGGCCTTTTTCTAATAATTCATCAGAAAATTCATCTAATTCCTCTTCTGTAAACTCTCCTAGATTTTCAACTATAGTATAATCCCCATTATCGATAGTTTTTACAGTCGACTCGTCAAGTTTATCGAGTATTCTTTTTTCTTTTATATGATATCCATTTACCTGTCCTAGAACTGATAGAGAGGCTAATCTACCATGCCATGCATCAATCAATACTTTCTTTTCTTCGGCAGACATTTCCTGAAATCTTTTCTCGACATTCATGATATCAGGGCATAAATCAAAGCATATCTGATTATAACGAAGCAACGAGCTACCAAATAACCCTCTTTCAAAAAGATAATCAGCTTCAATTTGCTTCTGCTGCATCTCACGAATATCGTATGCAGACAAAGACACACTCACTAACACTAGAAATGATAAAATATATCTCATAGACCCTCCATTTTTCAGCGATCTTATAACTGTCATGGTAATAATTATACAACCTCTTTATTTACCTCTTTACGATAACATATCATTTTCTTATACAGAGGCAACCAGGAGGTTACTTATGAATCCTCTCGCGTCTATCACCATCAAAGGTGAGCCACTTACATATCGTGCAAAAGGTCAAGGACAAATCCGATCAGAGCTTAAATCTGAAGCTCGCAGGCAGTTTAATGCAGAAAAATTTAAAGGGCCTATATGTATGGATATTATATTCTATATATCCCCTCCAAAACATCTGTATCATGATGTAAAAATGGGAAAGGTTATCCATCCTGTACAAATAGTAGGACAAGTCGATTCAATGACACATCTTGTATGTAAATATTTACGTAATGTTGCTTTCAGTGATCCTGCTCAGATAGTGGATTTGAGAACACGGAAAATATACGATTTAAATCCAAGAACAGATATCGCTTTATTTAAACCACCTATTTGAGTTTTCATTTGCAATAAATATCTGTTTTTTATAAATAGATTTATGTGTAAGCAGAGTCACGCCTGCAAATCTGTTGTAAGTGTTTCACAAACACATTTGGGTTGTAAAAGAAGCTCGCCCGCTTCGTAGATAAGTTCTTTAACTACGAGGATATTTTAAACAATGACAATAACTACCAGCAGCATTTTGCCTGCACCGGTACAACAGTCGTTTTCTTATAAACTACTGTCAGTGCCAGTCCCTTATATGATCCACAAGATTCCAGCTATGCTTAAGCAAATGCCAAGGAATGGTGGTACTACTTTACGTATGAGAAGATATAATCCTCTCAATACAGCTTTGGTTCCACTGGGGAATACAGGTGTTACACCTCCTCCTCAGACTCTGACAGCTGTAGACATAGATGCAAAAATTGACTTCTATGGTACATACATTTATTTGAATGAGCAGGTGACTCTCCAAAACCAGGACCCAGTGCTTAACGAAGCGTCACAACGTCTTGGTGTATCCCTTAACGTTATGGGGGATGTAAAACCCAACCTGAATACCTTGGAAAACCTAAGGGCTGCATAGCCTATGGCAACCAGAGGGAACTTGATTATAATTTTGAACCTTTAAGGTTAAGTTGATGAACTTCAGAAATTATCTTATCTCTAAGAGCACGATTCTTCGTGAAGAGCGCATGAAAAAGTTCCGAATGTCGATCTCCTCCGTTTGGAAGGATAGTATTTTGAAATTCAATCAATTTTTCACACACTTCTTTTTTATTGCGAAGATAAGGATGAATTTTAGGGAGAATCTCAAACAAAGACTTAGAAGACAGGCTCCATATAGCAGAGGATCTTTTTCTTGTTTTTTCAGGAACATAAGTAATGCTACCACCAAATCTTTCCATAAGCCAAGGCATTATAGGAAATTTTGTATTACCAATTTCAAGATGGATATTATAGACTTCGTTAGGTCGGTTTTTTGGTTTCCAGTGTTTAATTCTAAAACAACCTTCAGAATCTATAAGACCAGCAAGATAAGCGTAATCTTTTGGAACAGGGTCAATAGTCTTCTTCCTAAGTTTAAGTGCTTCAATAGCTTCTTTTGTGACAAAGTTATTCATATGTCTATCCTCCCTAATTTTTGTAATTATTTGATTTCTTTCCATAAATATATCTATGGGGATTATTCTAAAATTGTTTTGGGAAATCGTATCGGAGTATTTAATAAAGAGTTCACAGGCGTATTTTTTATCAATAAGATGTTCAAAAACGAGAAAAGCAAGCTTAGCGGCTTTTTTTCCTTTCAACGTCCATTGATAAGGAATCTTGTGCAAGTGACGTTGTTTCATTATTCGGACATATCCTCCAAATTTAGAAACAAAGAAATCCAACACTTCTCGTTTGATAGAGAGAACTTGAATACTGTATTCATAAACAGTAATTTCTTTTGGTTTCTGAATTGTCTTTCCCAAATAAAAACAACCATCTCCATCAAGATAGCCAGCAATATAAGAAATTGTAAAAAGTTGTTCAATCATGCTATGTATTTTACAGGCAAACTGAATTATAGTCAAGACCCGCAGAGACTAAGCGGTAGGGATCTCTATAAAATGAGATATGCGATAGTCCGATCCTAGAAGAAATTTTAGGAGGGAGGAATAACAAGACTCCCCGCCACGAGAGTGGTCAGTAGGCGAGAGCTGAAGTAACAGAAAGCAGACAAACCGAAGACGAGCTTACACGCAACATGCTTGCGTCTACAGCTTCCTTCATTAACTGTACTGGTGGTGTGAACGGTAGATTTATTGCCGTTGTAAAATCTTCTCTGATAGACTTGAAAATCGCAGCGTAAAGACGGCGGCAACAAGGGGCAAGATTATGGATTATGAAGAATGGAAAAAACACATGGAAACTTTAGAGAATATCTACGAGTTCGATAGGGTTAAAGCTTCTTATGCGCTTACAGAAATAGTATTTTCCATTTTGAAACATATTCAGCCTGAACGAAGCAAGCGAGAAGACACGGGAAACCGTGATGCGGTGCTCTGAACACTATGGAAACATAGTGAGGGAAGTGCAATAGGCTTCCTCGCCTAAATGGCCGATGTACCAGGTGTACAAACGGTTTGGGATATGTGTAAAAAGCAGTGTCCCCTTTTTAGGTCACAAAAGTAACAGAAAAGGATAATCCAACTGAGATGACTCGCTCAGATGTAGACACTGTTATCCAGACTTTGGCTGGAAACAATGCTTACACTATTAGCGATAACATCGAAGGTGACGATAAGTTTGGTACAGCACCAGTAAGAGATGCATACTTTGCACTTGGCTCTACAAATCTGATTCGCACTGTAGAAGGTGTGACAGGTTTTATTGCTAAAGCGCAATACCCATCTCAAATGAACGTATTGAGACCAGAATGGGGTTCCGTATCGAACCTACGTTTCCTGCTGTCTTCAATCGGTAGCTCAACTCCGAATGCTTCTGCATTAGGAAACGATGTCTACAACGTATTCTGCTGCGGTATGGAAGCATATGCATGTATTGAGCAAGATGGTTATTCTGCTCAGTTCCTGTATCGTCCACCAATTTATGATGGGCCATTGGCTCTCAATGCATCTGTAGGCTACAAGTTTGCAGAAGTACCTCGTATCACAAATGATGCTTGGGTAATTAATCTTCGAACAACTTTAAGAGCATAAGGGAGGATACCATGGCGGTTATTGATAATATCATCACTGGTTCTTTCACTTCTGACGGAACAGCAAAGACGCTTCCTATTCGATGCGATCTTGATTACATCGAAGTCATTAACTATACCCAAATGGCTACTCAACAAGCTACCGGACGCGGTGTAAAGTTTGAGTGGTTCCGTGGTATGGCTGCAGACACTGGTGTCGAATATAAGAAAACCAATAGTACAGATGCACTTAATGGTGTCACTCTGACATCTGGTGGTTTTACTCTTGTAGATTCTAGCAACACAGCTCTAGGTGCTCAGTTAACGATTACAGGTGTTTCTCAAGCAAACCCTGCTGTTGTGAGTTTGGCATCTACTTCTGGTCTTTCAGCAGGAGATACAGTACGTATCTATGGTACTACTGCTATGAGACAGATTGCCGGTATGGATTTTACTATCGCAAGCGTTGTAGCTAATACAAGCTTCACTCTGGCATATCTAGATTCATCTGGATTTACGGCTGCTGCTACTGCAGGATATGTACGTAAGGTTCAATATGATCCTATTTACTATCCACGTCGCCTTTTTGTAACTGGCATTACGAAAGCTGCTTCTGCTGTTGTAACTCTTTCTGTAACTCACGGTCTCACCGTTGGTCAGAGAGTTGTTTTCAACATCCCAAGTCAGTTTGGTATGACACAGATGAATGGTCTCAGAGGTCAAATCACAGCTATCTCTACAGCTAACAACACAGTTACTGTAAACATTGATAGCTCTGCATTCTCTACCTTTGCATTCCCAACATCTGGTTCAGTTCCATTTACTTTTGCTCAGATGATTCCATTCGGTGATGCACCTCTTACGGTTGCAAACCCAAATGGCGATCAATCTGTCTTGGATGGCGCTACGGATAACCAAGCAATTCTAGGAATTAGACTTGCTGCTGGTGCACAAAGCCCAGCTGGTTCTAGCAACGATGTGATCTATTGGAAAGCTCTCAAGGCTTCTCAAGTTCAATCGTAAGAAATTCCCCCTGGAAACAGGGGGTTTTCATGTAAAGCCGCTTTACATTACACAAATAGGAAAAAGAATGAGTAGCAAAGTAAAAGAAGAACAAAAAGGGGCAATTGCAGCTCCATCGACACCAGCTATTGGTGAATTAGTTGAGAAAATTGAGTCTCTATCTGGTAAGCAGAAACAAGAATTCTGCAGAACATTGAGCATGTCAGAGAAAAAGGCATATATTGACTATTTACGCGATAGAGATATGGAAATGGTAGAATGTGTTTTCAGATGTAATGAACCTGCTGGAGGATCTGTTACATTAACTGCAAGACCATATGAAGGGTGTGAATATTCAAACACTTTTATTGATGGACAAAAGTATAAAATTCCCCTATATCTTGCCAAAAGAATGAATAGTGAATATCAAGGCATTGGAACTTGGTATCCTACGCATTCATATGTTCTAGACATGGACGGGAAACCAGTGATTGGAACAGGTAAGAAGAACTATAGATTTGCGTTTAACACAACAGCATTTTCATGACATTTGTACCAGTAAGACAATTAATCGACGATGTTACGAATGAAGTAAATGCAGAAGTGACAACAGTTGATGACCACGGATACCTTACAGGGTACGTGGTCAGAGTTATAGTACCACAAGCTTATGGGATGAATATCTATGAGCAGACAAAGATTGTCGTTACAGGAACAAAAACGTTTACGACAACTATTGACACTTCATGGCAAAACGACTTCGTGGCTCCCACGTTTGTGGCTAATGGCCAAGGCTTTACAGAGGCCCAGGTGATTCCAATCAGCGGCACTACAGATAATGTGAGTTAATTATGACAGCAACGCTTACAGAAATTCGAAATAAAGTACGAAGGATTACAAAAAATCCAAGCGATACTCAGCTGACAACTTCCCAGTTAGATCAATATATCAATACCTTTTATCTGTATGATTTTCCTGAGCATTTACGTCTTAAAGATATGCTCACAAATTATACATTCGCAACCCAGCCAAATCAAGAAGCGTATGAACTGCCTATTGATCCTCAGAGCACTGATTCTTTAGCAGATCCTACAGCTCCTTCTTATACATCTATTGAGCCACCGGTATACATAGCAGGGTATGAGTCATATTTTACGCAATCTCAGTCAGCATTCTATAGACTATATCCTCCAATTGCTATTCCGAATCAGATTGGAACTGCCGATGGAACTGTAGGGGCATTTGCTCTTCAACTTTCCAACTATCCTGTCATGCAGAATAGAGTTGTTATTTCTACGCTGAATGCAAATAGTTCTAACTTAAATGTGACTGATGTGCCGAGAGATCAGGTTCTTTATCCTGATATTGGTGATTTACGAGGGAATACTACGTATGATGCAGGAGATCCAACTACTTATTTCCCTGTGACAAATTATATTGACTATGTTACGGGTGAAATTAATGTAACGTTTGATGCTAGTACTGTAGATGGATCGCCTATAAATGCACAGATAGTCCCATATCAAGCTTCTAGACCATCTGCAATGCTATTTTATCAGAATAAAATGATACTGAGACCAATCCCTGATGATAGCTATCAAGTATCTGTACAAGCATATCAAACATTTACTCAGTTTTTAAACGCCAATCCTACAGCAACTCCTTACATCAAACAATGGTGGCAATTTATTGCGCTTGGAGCTGCTCTAAAGATATTTGAAGACAATGGCGATATAGATGCAATTGCACAATATAGACCATTATTTGACGAACAACGATGTCTTGCAGAAAGAAGGACGTTAGTTGAACAAGCAAATGAGCGTGCTGCGACTATTTATACTCAGCAAACAAGTGGAACATTTGGTAACTTTTTTGGAGCATTATGACAGTATATACAGCTAATATCCCGCAATCTGGGGATCAAATATCACAGAGTCAACCACTTATATTAGCAAACTTTCAATCACTTCAAGATGCTCAAGATAGAAATCATGTTGCTCTTTCTGATACTGTAAATCGTGGAAAACACAACTTTGTCGAAATGCCTGCTCAGGGAAGTACTCCTGTGACCGCAGTTGGTGAGATTGAACTTCATGGTAAGGCAATCGGAGGAACTACACAACTTTACTGCTCACGAGATAATGACGTAGGAACACTAACTCAGCTTACGACTGCTATTGTTCCTCTTGTTGCGACATCTGGATATAGCTTTATACCTGGTGGCATGATCATTCAATGGGGTCAAGTAAACTTCTCTGGAAGTACTGGTGTAGTTAATTTTCCAACAGCTTTCCCTGTAGCAGGATTGATGGTTATAGCATCTCCTTTCAACGCAAATGCTGGTGCATCATCATTTTATATAAGCACATGGACATCTACTAACTTTACGATAAAAAAATCTGGTAGTTCGTCTACTTCCTTCACATATTATGCGGTAGGACATTAATGGAGCCTCTCTTTATAGGGCCTATGGAAGTAGGTCTACAAAGAAATTTAAAGCCCTTCATGATTCCTGATCAAGCCTTTCCTAGTTTATCCGACTGCTTTACATTTAGAGGAAGAGTACGCAGAAAACCTGGTCAAAAGTTATTAGGAAGGTTACGAAGAGTAATTACTGCCCAAACTCAAACGAGTACTGCTGGTGTAAACTATAGTATAGCTGACATTCTCTCGTCTGTAAGGGCTACAGAAGCAAATGCAAGCCTTGTTCCTGGTGATCTTGTACTTACAATAGATCCAGGTGGGCCGAATGCAACCGTTTTAGACGATAATGGATTGGGAGCTTTTGTCGTTACCTCTGGGCCATATTCTATTTCAGCTAGTTCCATTAACTATGTCACAGGAGCTATTTCTGTCACATTTTCTGTGAATCCCGGAGTAAGTACGGTTAGTGCAAGCTATAACTATTATCCATCACTTCCTGTCATGGGCATAAGTCTAAGACAAGGAACTAGTATAAATTCAAATCAAACCATTGTATTTGATCAGAAATATGCATACAGGTATACATCCTTTATATTTTCAGAATTACCTTCTACATATGTAACCAGATGGACAGGAAATGATTCAGACTTCTTCTGGACGACAAATTATGGAAGAGATGCATCAAATAATGCACTTTTCTGGGCAACTAATAATAAAGCCGCTACTGGATTTGCTGTCACGAATGTTGGTGGTTCAGTAGCGGGCCCTCCCTCCACCGCGAATATCACTGCAGCCGGTAATAATTTTGCAGTAGGAGATACGGTTACATTTCTGAATATGTCTGGCGGTGTAGCTAACTATCAAGTTGGTACTGTTACAGCTGCTGGTAGTCCATTTTCTGTTACAAATCCAGGTACTGGTGTATACACAAATGCTGCTGTTACGGGATATGCTGTAGATCTGACAAGCGATGGCATAAAGTACTATGATGGAACTACTTGGAATACAGCAATCCCTCGCATTGACTCCACTACATTTCTCATGGGTGGGCTCATTATCTTGCCATTTAAGAATAGACTCCTTGTTTTCAATACATTGGAAGGGACACCTCTGACAGCTGTGCGCAGGAGCAATCGTGTTCGATTTAGTCAAAATAGTATTGGTGGCGCTGTTACTGCATTTGATACAGCATGGAGATCTGATATTATAGGTCGTGGCGGATTTGAAGATGCTCCTACAGATGAGCAAATTGTTTCTGCCGGATTTCTTAAAGATGACATTATTGTATATTTTGAGAAATCTACATGGAAACTTGTTTATCAAGGAAATGAAATAAGACCATTTGCTTGGGTGAAAATAAATTCAGAGCTAGGTGCTGAGTCTACATTCTCATTTGTGAACTTTGACAATGGACTTTTAGGAATGGGAAATGTTGGAGTGCATACAACTAATGGTATTTCTGTTTCGAGAATAGATGAGATTATTCCTGATGAAGTATTCAATATATCAAATGCAAACTCCGGCCCTAAGCGTGTATTTGGAATTCGGGATTATTTCCTTGAAATGGCTTACTTTAGTTATCCGGAATATCAAGCAGATGGATTTACTTATCTTCCAACCTATCCGAATAAGATCTTGGCTCTTAACTATAGAACTAATGCATGGGCATTCTTTAATGAGAGCTATACATGTTTAGGATATATCCAAAGGCCGGCAAGTTTAACATGGGCAACAGCTGACCTTACATGGGAAGAAGCACAATTTAGTTGGAATTCCGGATCAAATCAGCTTGATTTCTTGACTATAGGAGCAGGAAATCAACAAGGGTTTGTGATGTATATGGAACCCGATCAAAATTCAACAGTAAATACAAGAGCTATCACAGGAATATCAACAACCACTATTACAAGTCCTAACCATAATTTATTCCCTGGTAATTTTATATATATATCTGGATGCATAGGATCTACAAACTTAAACAACCAAATCTTTCGTGTACTTACAACTCCAACAGTAAGCACATTTACAATAGCAACTTCTGGAAATGCAGGATATATAGGTGGTGGAGTCTTTAAAGTACTTAGCAATATTAAGATTACATCCAAGATGTTTACTCCATTCTGGTCATATGGAAAGAAGTATCGTTTGAAGTATGCAGAGTATCTTTTTGATAGAACAGAAGATGGACAAGTGACTTGTGATATATTTGTAGACACTAAAAATACTGACTCTTTGAATAATCCAAACAATACTTCTACATCAGACACTGGACTCGTTGCCGATACATGTCTTCTTGGAAGCAACGTAGTATTCACAAAGCCAGAAACATTGTATGCCACACAACAACTTGCACAAGAAGTGATATGGCATAGACAGAAGTATAATGTAGAGGGTGAAACTTTTCAGATACAGATTACTCTTAGTGATGCACAGCTACAAGACTTAGATATTGTAGATGAAGATATAGTGCTACACGGGATTATATTTCACTTTGAACCAGCGGGAATATTTAGATGACGATACCTGGTATATTTGTTGATGCATCAGCTAATTTTCAAGTAAACGATGTAGAATTACGTTTACTTCTTACTTCTCAAACACAGCTACAAGCAGCTGCTATAAATAATAAAGAGACAGCGTTGTATCCTGGAGAAGAGATCTTCACAAGCCAGATATACTATGATCCAAATAATATACAGAATCAGTTGTATGTGATAAGAAAGGTATTCTCAACAGGAGCTATTGCCGCGGGAGCTACTACAACAATTGCTCATTCAATTACTGGCATTACTCAATGTGTTCATGTATATGGAGCTGTAGTGACAGATGTAGTTGATTTTCGACCACTTCCGTATGCATCTGTAACAGCTAATGCCAATATAGAGCTAAAAGTTGACGCTACACAAATAACTATTGCAAACGGTGCTGCTTCCCCTAATATTACATCAGGAACAGTAGTGCTGGAGTACTTGAAACAGTGAGGAAATTATGGGATTGTTAAGCTGGTTGAATCCATTAAAGCCTATGCAATATGGCAAGAAAAAACTAGAAGAACGACCAAAAGGGGAAGGGCTAAAAAGCACCTGGAATATTAGTGATACACAGAAGAGGTCATTATATGATCTGTTGAAAAGAACAAAACCACTTAATAAACAAAGCACTAATGTACTTTCTCAGCTACTTGGTATGGATATAGATGAATTAAGTGAAGGACTAGGTCTAGAAGAACTTA